GGCGATGCTGCGGGTGTATGTCCGCAAGGGCATCATCACCAAGGCGGATTTCGAGGAGATCTGCGGGAAGAAGTATTAAACCTCTCAGGCGCTTCGCGCCAGCTCCCCTAATAGGGGAGCCCAGGAGGAGAAAGGATTTGAAATGTCCATCAGAGAATATTCCATGACCCGCGACTCCACCCGGCAGCTCTCGCCCAGCTTCCGCGTCCGCGAGTTCGCCTGCAAGGGCAGCGACGTTGTCCTTATCGACGACGAGCTGGTGGTGCTGCTGCAGTGCATCCGGGAGCACTTCGGTAAGCCGGTACATATCACCAGCGGCTACCGCACCGCCGCCCACAATGCCGCCGTCGGCGGCAGCAAGTCCAGCCAGCACCTGCTGGGTCGGGCGGCAGACTTCTACGTCGAAGGTGTAGACGTGGCCACTGTCGCCGCCTACGCCGAGACCCTGCTGCCCTCCCGGGGCGGCATCGGGCGCTACCCGAAGGACGCAAAGCACCCCACCCGCAAGACCGGCTGGGTACACATCGACACCCGGGCGAATAAGAGCAGGTGGAGTATGTGAGGGGGTGATTCCGATGCAGTTCATCCTCGAATACTGGGCACAGTGGGCTTTCGCGCTGATGGGCGGGGCCGTCCTCGCAGCCATCCCCAAGATCAAGGCCCTCTGGCAGGCCGTGCTGGCCCTCCTGCACGACCGCATCTACACCGAGTGTTACCACTTCCTCAGCCTCGGCCATATCACCCCCGACGGCCTGCGCAACCTCACCTACCTCTACAAGACCTATCACACGATGGGCGGCAACGGCACCGGCACGGAGCTGTATAACCGCGCCAAAGCCCTGCCCATCCACGACTGACCGCCCGGCCTCGCCGGGAGAAAGGACATCCCATGAACGCACATATCACCACCCGCACCGTCTCCGCTGCCACCATCGCCCGCACCGCCGTGCTGGCTCTGGCCCTCATCAACCAGATCCTGAGCGCTCTGGGCAAGCCCCTGCTGCCCATCGAGAGCGCCCAGCTCGAGCAGCTCATCTCCACCGGCTTCACCACCGTGTCTGCGCTGGTCAACTGGTGGTTCAACAACTCCTTCACCAAGGAGGCCATTCAGGCTGACGCTGAGTTTGAGCGCCTGAGGAAGAGTGTGTACTAATCTACTTATTTTCTCCATCATATACCATAGTATAGCAAAACCCTCACCAAACAGCCTTTGGCCTGCTTGGTGAGGGTTTTTGTTAGTTATTCAGCTTATAATGCAGCTTATATGCACTATATTTATTATATGGGATATGTTCCTCTTTCTGCAATCGCCCAATCACAATACATGGTATTACTTCTTGGCTACGCGAAAATTTCAATATGCTCCATATGGAGAAATCCGATTTCTTTACAAAATCAGCATACTTCTCTGGATTCAATAGTGCATTTTTTGCAAACTCATCAGCTTTTCTCTCTCGAGCGATATTTTCTGCAGTTGATGCATCGATATATTGGCTTGTTTTTGCTATATCCCCATTAACAATGTGACCTAGTTCATGGAACACTGTAAACCAAAAGATGTCCGCTGTCGCGCCTCTAGTCGTTAACGACATCTGATATACTCCATCATTATCTTTCGCAATATATCCTTGTACCGGGGCGCCACGAAAATTTGCCACAATAGAAAATTTAATTCCGTGTTCCTCAAAAATTTCTGTCAAGCATTTCTGATACTCATCTGTGGATTTTTGCATGACTTTTTTTAATTCTGCAATCAACCCATCAATTTCTTTAGTATTAAAAGATCTTTTTATATTGTGCTTTTCTCCTTCTAACTGACAAATTCTCAACCATGCTCCAACAACTGTCGGATTCACAGTTACTTTTGTCGAAGTTCTGAATGCACCGCTCGGTAATATTCTTTGTAAATTTGTCAAACTACTAACACGAAGAGCTTTTCTCAAATCAAGAATTTTCTGCTCTATTGACTGCTTTACATTAATTTTCAAGTATTTAGCAACTTCTTTTAGTTCATTGAATATCTTCTGCTCTTCTTCCGTGACAGTCTCCGTCTCATTCAAGTCCAATAACTCTGCTTCATAATTTGCTTGCAAATTCAACCAAAAAGATTTTGGAACATTTAGCGCATACTCTAGGGCCATGGCAAATTTCGGAGAAATTCCTTTTTTCCCCGAAATAATGCTGCTGATATACGCAGCACTCACTCCCGTCTGTGCAGCAAGTTCTGCTTGTGAAATATTTCTATCAGCCAGAATGTCTGCAATCGTTTCACCCGGATGAATAATCAAATCACGGGATATACCAGTTATCTTTCCCACCATGATAATCACTCACTCCTTCTACTTCGATTTCTGAACATATCATGACTGTTTCTTGCGTTGCGTTTGGCTCAAGGATCAATCTTACATTCCCAGTTACTCTCACTGAGTACCTAATTTGCTTATACCCCTCAAGTTGTTCTGGCTGTCCAAGACCGACTCTTAAAAAAATCCTCGAAACATTCTGCCGCCTTCAATCGATCCATATGTTTCTTTATTGTTCTCACCCAGTCAGCCGGCAACTTCTGCTTCATTTTATTATAGTCTGTAAAATATTTTTCAATCTTACCATTCGCATACGTTATCTTCAATCAGGAATCACCTGCCAGTTAACTTTTTGGTTAATTCCATTATATTCATTTACACTTCTTTTGTCAACATTCTCTATCAGTTTCAATCAATTTTCATCTTCCTGCATCATAATATATATATATATATATATTCATTGATCGTTCTTGAAAGAGTACATCTTCTTCGCAATGCCATCAAACCCGCTTTTGTAACCCACTTTCTGTTCTCGGGCCGGTTTCTCGCTGAATCCTCAGCAGCATAAAGCGCAATTTACAATCGATAAATCATCAGATTTTTTAGTGTTCAAATCATGTCGTTCAGCTTTTCCATTGTTCGACTCCCATCGCCTCCACCACACGTGAGCCAGACGAACCCTCTGTGCTCCACCAAAGGGAAGAGCCTCACCGCTTTGCGGTGAGGCTCTTCCCTTTTCATCTTATAGCATCCTTATCCCATGAAATCAAGCAGCACGTCGATGTCCTGACTGATGGCGCGGAGATAGTCAGCTCCGCCGCGCTGGCCTCTATAGTTCCGGGCGCGGCTGCTCATCTCATTCAGGAGCTCTTCCTTCCGCACCAGAACGGGGTCTCCGATCCATTCGTCTTTCTCTATAGAGGCTTCCAGCTGCTCATATTCTTTTATGATACGGACGTTGGACAGGTTCTCCGGGAGGGTACGGGCATCGAACCAGTCCGGCTGCGCGTGAAAGTCCAAAGGCGGCAGCGGGTCCAGCGGCTCATCGGCGTCCCACACATAGGGATGCCGGTCATCTTCTTCCGGCGTCTTCTTGAAGCGTCCTACCCGGTTCTCGGCCTTGCCGACCGTCTCATAGTGGTTGAACAGCGCCTCAGCATCGTAACCATAGAGCTCGTAGGCGTCCGAATAGCGGTCTGCATAGTCCTTGTACTGGAACGTCTCGACGCTTTCCGTCCCCGGGGTAAGGTCAAGCCAGATGCTCACCGCCTCCGCATGGGTGGGCAGAGCTGCCATGACCGTCAGGGCCAGAACGCCCGATGTGACCGCCGCAATAAATTTCCTTCGCATGATAAAACCTCCTTTTTATGAGCGGTTCATCCCAGAATCGAGAATCTCCGCACTTCTACATTGTTATTCTCCACGCCGGAGCAGTCCTGAAAGACTTTATGCCGTATCCGGCCCCGGATGGTGTTGCCGCTGACTTCCTTCGTGCCGGCGATGCCGTAGCCGAGGGAGACGTCCAGCGTATTTCCTTTCAAGGCGCTGAGCTGATAGCAGATGCGCCGCCCGTTGTCGCCGCTCAGGGTGATGCGGCTGTTCTGGATGACCGTGCTGCCGTCGGCACGGTCATTGCCCCGGGCCAGCATGGGGTTCGCGCCCTTTTTCATATCGTGCTTTGCCATGCTGTCCGGCTGTTTCATGGTGATGTCGCAGTTGTCCACGACGGCGCGGGTCTTATCGCCTACCATACGGAAAATGGTCTCGCAATACTCCGCACGGACGGTGCAATCCTCCATCCGGACGTCTGTGGTGCCGCTCTGCCCCAGCGTGATGAACCACACCGGGCGATGATCGGCATCCAGCGCCTCCTGCGTCTGTGTCTCATAGAAGCTGCAGCCCGAGAGGACGACATCCCGCACCGCGCCGCCCCATCCCCAGACCGCCAGCAGCTCGTCGGCACCGGACTTGTAAAATTCACAGTTCTGGAAGCGGATATTCCGGCTCTCCACCCTGTCTGTCCAGTTGCGCACCCAGATGCCGCCGGACGCGCCGGAGGTCATCTGGCGGAATACACAGCCCTCAAAACGGATATTCTCGTTGCCGCCATACAGGTCGGCGGCGCAGCGCCCCCACTCGTTGGGCTCACAGTCGAAGGTGCAGCCCACAAATTCCACATTGCGGGCGAGCATCACCCGGAGCATATAGTTGGCCTGACAGCTGTCCGCTGCCCGGAAGGTCACATTTTCCAGCCGGACGTCGTGGGCGCAGTCATCATCAGAGTCTTTCATAAGCTCCACCGCCACACGGTCCTCTCTCAGGTCAGGGTACTGAATATCACTGAGCAGGACAGCGCCGTTTCCCTGGATGGTCAGTCCGCTGGGCAGCCCGAGGCAGGAGGAGAAGCGGTAGACCGCCCCCGCCGTCAGCTCGAGAGGCCGACCGGCCGCGCTGGCCTGCTGCATCGCGGTCTGCAGAGCCTGCAGGTCGTCCGCGATACCGTCGCCCTTCGCCCCGAACTGTTCCGGCGTAACGCCGGTACTCACCGGACGAGCCGTACTGCTCTGGGCAGCAGACGCTGTGACCGCCTGAGCCGGGGTCACAGCCGCCGTTTCGCTCTTCTGCCCACAGCCGCACAAAAGCAGCACCGCCATGAGGACAAAGGCCAAAGCTTTTATTTTCACGTTCAAATGTTCTCCTTCTCTGCCGGGGCTTCTTATGCTTATCATACCATAAACCACAGTCGATGTATAGCCAAAAGAGCCGCTGCCCGCAAAATGCGGCAGCGGCTCTTTTCAGCTTTTCAGTTCAACCGGGTGTCAGCTCAGGACTGGCAGGCGGTGATGAGGCTCA